CTGCAGCTGGGCAAGCTCTTCATCCAATGCAGCAATCTCCTCTTCCCGTTCTAAGGCCCTGGTTGCTGCCTGTATTCTGCCAAGCTCCATCAAGCCTTCAATCGCTTGCCGTATGTTCTCAAACATGTTGCGGAAGAAGTCTCCAAAGGTGTCATCAAGCCACTCGATGATTCCGGCCAGCTCATTCTTGAAAACCTCCCATGCTGCTACACCATCGGTTTTGAGCCATTCAGCCATTTCGGCAAGAGCACCGAGGATGCCACCCTCTCCGGTAAAACGGTCAACGAAGTCTCCAATCATGGATTCTCCGCCTTCCAGCCAGACGATGAAATCCTCTATCAGCAAGGGTATGATGACCAGGATACCCACCAATGCAGCCTGGAACAGTGCAGCCTTGACCGTTGCAGCAGTCAGCCCAGTCCCAAGCGCAACCACTGCAGCGTACAGGAATTGTATGCCAGCCACGATTTTGAAGCCGATGAACAACAGAAAGAGAGCCTTCACCAACTCGATGTTGTCGCCTATCCACTCGAGGGTGATGGCTAGCAACTCCAAGGCTGGCGTGAGAATCTTACCGATGGAATGAGCAATGGTGCCTGACCCTGCAAACATATCCCTGAGAGCCTGCAAGACTTTCCGCATTGCGTCAGCAACCCCAGCTTCACCAATCTCCCTGAAGAACAAGGTGATGTTGTCTTTGAGGTTCGAGATAATTCCTCCGAGGGTCAACATCTGCCTACCCATCTGCCCCGCATACCGTTGTTCTGCAAGGTTGATGAGGTGGGCCTGAATGGTTGCAGCGTCACGCTCGATGGTCTGGGTCACCCCGTCAAACGTGACTGCAAGCCTGTCACCCTCAACTCGCGCAATGATGCCGAACCGCTTCAAGGGCTCCATCTCGCCGAATGCAGCAGACCGTACTGCAGTAACAGACTCGGAGATATCCGCACCGAATGCTGAGGCCATGTCACCCATGGCAGTCAGCGCGCGGTCAGAGTTGTCCAGCCCTGCAGCTCCAAGCTGGATGAATGCATCAGTCACGTTTTCCAGGGCAAACGGAGTGGTTGCAGCCAGATTGACCATCCTGTCCATGGCGGCCCTGGCTCCATCAGCGCTGCGGGTGATGGTCTCCAAGCTGGACTGCAACCGCTCAAAGGTCACGTTCACAGTCACCAACTGCCTTGCGGCAACTGCAGCAGCAGCCAGACCTAGAAACCTTGTAGCAAGTGAAGCCAGGCCTGACGAGAATGCAGTGTTGGCTACCGCTGCCCTCTGGGCTGTACGGGTGTAGGCCTGCACTTGGCGATTGGCTCGCCTGAGCTTGCCTTCCTCAACCCTGTACCCGAGCACTGTCAGAAGTTCTCTGACTATCATTGCTTCACCTTTGGTAGCTTCAGCTCCATCTCTAGAGCTTCCATATCGAGGAAGGCTGCAGCCCTGACTAGGTCGTCAACCGACCAGTGGAGCTGCACATTGACTAGCTGTTCTCCTGAACCACGCCACACCCTGTACACCATATCCGGCACACCAAGCGCGCCTACAACCAACCGCTTGCGGCGCAAGCGAGGGTTTACCGCTTGAAGGCCGCTACCAATGCCCTGACGTCTGGTAGCGACCCAGCGAACAAATTTGAGTAGTTGGCTGTCAAGCAATGGGTGGCAATCACTGCCATCTCTTGGTAGTTGCCTGCCATGTCTTGGTTGATGGTCCAGGTGGACTCTGGCGGTCCTGCCATGGCTGAGCTGAACTTCTTCCCGTCTCTCAGGGTGTACTCAAACAGCCTCTTGAAAATGGCTGTGCCGTCCCTGCTTCTCAGGAGCTGCAGGGCAAAGCGAGCCAACCCCTTGCCAAGCAGGGCAAGGTCAAGGTCAGCCTCGGTGAACTGCCCCTGACCATCACCCTGCAACTTCATTATGGCTCGCTGCCCTGCATCCAACATCTCACCAAAAGCCTCGCTGCACACAGCAACCAAGTCAACAAACAGGGTCCAGCCCTCCTCGCCAGGGTGTTGCTCAACCTTCAGCTTGTGGACCTTACCCATTGCATCAACCGTCTCATACTCAAACTTCTGTCTACTCACCGTTTACCTCCATTGACGTTGTGTGTGGCTAGATGGTTGGCAGGCCTGACAGCAGGTCAAGCGTAGAATCCACAGGAACCTCGATGACCTTACCACAGTCAATCACCCACTCCCTCTCACCCACCTCTTTCTCCCAGCTGTGGTCTGCACCCTTCATCACCCAGCCATCCTCGCTGAAGTACTCCAGGCCAGTGCTTGGGTCATACAGGTTGACAGGCACCACGCCCAGACCACCCTCAACATCTGCAAGGTAGAGGCCCTGCAGAATGGCGTTGATGCGCGAGGTCTGCATACAGGTGATTGTGAACTTGCCACCTTGGTTGTTGGTGCGTGACCGTGTTGCCTCACCATCACACCCAGTCTTCTTCGTCCAGGCATCTTCGTCGTAGGCGAAAGCCACAAAAGCGGTTTCACCTCCTCCCTTCAATGGCACACCAGCCACCGAAAGGTTTATCTTGTTGACATCGTATGTGATTGTCGCCACTTCAAGCCTCCTCGGGTCTATGGGTTATGCGGGCAGCGTAGTCACCACGTTGCCTGTGATTGTTGCACTCTGGATGGCTCCAGCGAATTCAGCAGCAAAGCTCCAAGACAACCGTCTAGCATCGATGTCAGCCTGGTCCACATCAGCCCTGTTCGGCACGGTGACTGTGTAGTTGGCGTTGACGTGGCTGACCTTGAAGCCCTTCTCGAGCCTGTTCTTCGTCAGGGCTCGGTGGGCCTGGATGCCATCATCGTCATAGTTGATTTTCTCGTTGCGGTTGGAAATGCTCAGGTACCACCTCCAAATGTCTTCGCGCAACCTGAAGTACAGCCAGTCGACTGTGATGACATTGTCAAGCCACTTGCCATCTGGGGTCTTGCCTTCCCAGGTAGAACCCACACCCCCAACCGTCTCGTAGAATGACGCGTTCTTGCCCTTGATGTAGCCCTGCTCTGTCGTGGTCAGGGTGTCTGCAGTGATGCCTGTGAGTGTCTTCAAGGCCCAGATGGTGGTCTGCAGGTCTGGGTCAGCAGCAGCCACCTTTCCGGCCCAGGCTTCAGCTGTGGTGGTTGCATCCACCGAATACCACAGCACCCCAGTCCTGAAGTAGTTGCCATCCTTCAGCCTGCTTGCAACGTCAGTCGATGCAGACGATTTGACGTCTGCTTCTGAGGTCTGACCGATGAAGAGCTTGTGCAGGGTCTCGATGTAGACTGCAGCCTCATACACCTGGTCTGGGTCCCTATCCTCAATGCAGATGTAGAAGGGGTCATCGTCTTCAGCAAACACAGCTGCAAGTTCTTCTGCCCAGCCGAGGTTGGCTGTGGAGCCTGCACCGACTGCTGACTTGGTTGCAGCTCCACCGGATGCAGGGGTGATGGTGGAAGTAAAGGAAATACCAGCTGTGTCAGCTGTGACTGTCAGGGTGTCACCTGCCCCCGCAGCCACCGTCACATCAGGGGCTGCAGCTGCAGCGGTGACCAACCCATCCCTGATGTCTGCTGCAGTGTCTCCACCTCCAGCCGCATAGGTGTAATCCACCCCGTCGATGGTCAGGTCCCAGTTCCCTGCAGCTGCAGTATCGATGGTCCATTCGTCCACCTGGGCCACAAAGGCAGTGTCACACCTGCCCACACCAACCTGGTCCGGATGCACTGTCTGGCTGAAGATAGCCACAAGCGCAAGGTACTCGTAGTCAGTGGAGCTGATGCCAGCCTCGCTGTCAGCCAACAACTCTGCAGCGCTGGCATACCACCTGATTCTCTCGGTGAACCCAACCGTTTGACCAGCCACCATCAGCTTGAAGGCAGCAACCCCAACAGGTGGAGGGTCCAACGAAATGCTTATGTTAACAACATCCTCGATTGCCATCGCTTCTCTTCTCCTTTATGGCCAATCAACCGCTATGTCTACGTCAGTGCTGTCAACCTGGCCTGAGACAACAGCATGTTCGATTGTTCCACCTGCATCAGAGCCCACAAGGGTCTTCGTATAATTCCACCTCACCCTGAGGTCTACCCCTGCTCTTTCTTCGCGTTCAGCGTCCACAGCCTCAGTAAGGTTGGTGGTCTGAACCACATCCACAACCGCAATGCCAGACACACTGCTGAGGGCTCCATATTCAGTGGTAGCCTGGAACATAGTGTCCGCAAGGTCGTCAGCTCCATCACCAAAAAACTGCACTGAGAAGGTAGACAGCCGAATGCCACTGATGAGCTTTGCTGAATCCCCACCTACTGCAGTGGTCTGCATTACATCGTCAGTTCCTTCCCGTACCGTAGCAATGCGCAATATCGTGGCATATTGCTTGGCTGCCCTGGTTCCACCTTCGTTGCCAAAGACCACCTTGCCAACAGCCAGACCTGACATCAGCACAACTAGGTCTCTCACCTCCTGCCTGAGCTGTTCGTTGGTCATGGCTCCACCTTGCGGGTCAGGTACACCTTGGTGTGCGGTATGACCTCCTGCAGCTCCTTTATCTGGACCACCAGATAGGTCTCACCGTCAACGTCAATCTCATCACCTGCCTGAATATCACCCTCTGTATAGAGCTTGTGTGTGACGCTTTCTCTGACACCCAACTCGAGGTCTTGCCTTTCAATCCCCCCCAGAGGCTGCCTGAGCGTACAGGAGACCGTTGACACAGTCGGAGCCCCCGCTACCCAATGACCATCCACGTAGGACCCAGGAGCGTACCTGGTGACCTCATAGGCCGCGCTGCTGAAGAAGCTAACCACGGTGCATCCTCCTGCCCGCCTTGGTCACCACCTCATACCAGCAGGTATTGCGCATTGTCCCCGTGTCTATCAGTGGAGAACTACTCTTCTTTTGACGCACCGTTGCGGGTGCATTCGGAACAGCCCATTTTCGCGCGTCAGTGATGCTCTGAACCACGTCATTGCGGGCCACCAGCCCAACAACCGATAAAATCCCATCAAAGGTGATATGACCGTCAAAGAACCTCCCTTCCAGCTTCGCAAACAGTGCTGTGTACTTCTGCATATTGCGGTCGAAAGCCCTCCTCATGAAGGGCCTCTCTGGGATAGACTTGGTTCCGAACTCGTTGAACATGGCATACTGAGCTACCGTGGTACCTGCGCTGGAGCCTGCCCCAGGGAACCAACCCACCCGCACCTTCCCATTGTGCCTACCATCGGTCAGGCCCCGATAGATACGGGCATATCCTCGGTCTTTGTCGACCACATATGACGTACCATCACCAGCCATTACATCCCCGGAAGAATACGGTAGGGCTGCCAAAACATGGCAACCTCGTTGGTCAGGTATCCTCCTCCTGCGCTTTGCGAGGAATACATCTGACCTGCACTCATAAAAGTCCTTGACACGTCCCCAGCTTTTTCAGCCTTCACCCCCGAGGCCGCCCCACCTCCACCAGCACCAACACCCAAGCCAAGGCCAGGAATACGCGACATCTGACCGGCCCAGGTGTAAACCCCGTACTTCACAGGGCCTGGAATGGGAAGCTCAGACCCATCATCAGGGTCAAGAAATTCGTTGTTGAGATACTCGTCTGCTATCTCCTTGGCAGCCCCGAACAAGTCTGTCAACAGGTCATCGTAGGTTGCCACTGTGACGCCCAGATATGCCTTCATTTCGGCTAAGTCGAGGTCAAGCCTATCTACTACCGCTCCCATTCAGTCACCCCGTATACAGCCTCTCAGCAGCCCTCACGGCATCCTGGTAGGAATCATAGAGCTTGTCAGGGTAGCCCTGCACCCAATACACATCAGCAGACAGGCGGAAATGGATAGGTAGCTTTGGGGCAGGATGTACGCTTCCCTCAGGGTCGATACCGAATCCGTCGTCTGGGTCAGCCCCAGTGTCCTGCTCAATCAACGCCATGTGCGCAATACCCCTTGTGTGAATCCAAGGCACCTGCGCTTGCATACACTCTGCCGCAACCACAGGTGTAGAATCCATCCGCCTGTCTGCTGATGCCCTCCTTTACCTCAGGAGGTACGAACGGCTTGTTTTCCTCAGGGGCAACCAGAGTGGCTTCTCGTTCCTCAGGCACCTGGACAACCGTTCCATGAACACTGTGTATGCGGAATGCAATCGCGTCCATATGGATGACCTGGCCTACCGTCCAGCCATAGTCTTCGCTTGCCCTGATGACCTTTGCTTTGATGACCATCTCTGTTTACCCCTGAGGCTAGCCTGCCTTGGCTAGTTCACTTCATCGGCCTAGGTTGGTGCCGCATCGAAGGTGATTTTGGTGAAGGCCTTGGGACGGTCCACAGTGAGGGTGCCACGTTCCTCGAAGAGGAGGGCAATCTTGTTGCTGCCGAACCAATCCTTGTGGCTGTCAGTGCTGCGGATGTTGGCCTGCTCACGGTCCCAGTAGGTAGCACCCATGGCAAAGGAGCCAACCAGCCCGAATCCCGTGACGATGGAACCTGTGACCACGATGGGCACTCTCCACAGGACCTGCTGACCTCCTGCCGTCACTGAGGCCCAGACATACTGTCCGTCAGTGGCCTTCAGCAACTCAATCTCCTGCCATTCGTCGTGGTGCAGCACACCACCGGTGGACAGGTAGTTGCTTTTGTTGGCGAGGGTCATGGCCTTGCGGAACGCGTCCAGCTTGGTATCCGGGGGTGGTCCAACCGAACCACTTGACCAGAGGTAACTGTTGATGTCGGTATCGGCCATGATGCCGGTCAACTGGGTGGACCCACCTGCACCGTACAGAAGTTGATACTCATGAGACTGCCTGGCAACCTCTGGCATTCGTTGGTCGACGTATGCAGCCAGCAGTCTGGAATCCTCCATTATCTGGCGGGTGACTGCCAACATTGTTGCAAGGGTCCTGACACTGGAGGTCACCAGCTCGGTCTCCACCTCCATGTTCGGCTTCAGCCTTGTCTCGGGCGTCATGACGAACTTGTCAGCAGTGACTGGAGCCCCCACACTGTGAGCCCCTGCAATCGCGACAGTGACGGTGATGGTGTTGGTGTCGAGGTCAACCCCGTCAGTGTCGATGATTTTGGTTTCGCCGTCCACATCAATGGTCTGGCCAGGGTAGAACCCATTGGCATTGTCAACCACGATGTCTGTTTCTGCGCCCACCAGGGCAGTTGCAAGGGTGGCATACAGCTGCCAGATTTGCTTCTCCCTCACATACTCGATGGAGCCCTCTGACAGCGGTAGCGATGGAATGAGGGCTCGTATCTGCGGAGCCTCCACTGCAGGCATGATGACACCCTCGCGGCGGAAAGCGTCCACCAAGGCTGCACCTGCACCCACACCACTGGAAGTGCCGGACGAAAGGGTCTTGCGCTGTAGGCTCCACTCCTTGCCAACCTCGACAGGCGTCGACTTGAACTCACCCGATGAGAGCATCTTCTTGACAGAGTCTGACTCAGCAAACACCTGACCCATTGTCTTGATGAGCTGTCCACTACCACCACCGAACCCAGGCCTGTTCAGGCGAGCCTCCAAGCCATCGATGCGCTTGGTGAAGTCGGTGAACCCGGCTTTCTGCTCATCGTACTGCTTGACCATTCCCTCGATGGTTTTGGCAAGGCTATCATCGCGGTCCCTGTGCTTCTTCAGGTGGGCCTCTTGCTCATCGAGCTTCTTCCCGAGGTCAGCCATCGTAACGGCCAGTTCATCGGTGATGCCCTTGATTTCCTTCTCTAGCATTCCTGACATTTCTCACCTCTCTCCTTTTGCAATGCTCAGTATTCTCTTCAGCCCACTACCAAGCATTGTCAGGCTTTCGGCAGGGGCACTCTTGTTCCACGGGGCAACAAGTGAACTGTCGTCCCATTCTTTCCTCATCTTTGCGTAGTAGCTTTCCACATGGCTTCTGACTGCATCAGCCTCAGCCTTGGGCATGTCTTCAAGAGCTGCAGCTACTGCGAACACAGCCCTCGGCACTGCCACCAGCTTGCCCTCCACTACATCAGCCACTTGCAGCTTGCAGACCTTGCCATCATACCGCATAAAGGCTCGGCGGTAGGTGGTGTTTGGCGCAGCTTCAGCACCAGCCCAATCCCTGACCCTCTTCTCAGCTGCATCAGCGTTCCATTCCGTCTCACGCCCTGCAAGCGGAAGGTCCCTGAACGGCATGGCCTCCTTGGTCAGGTCAAGGGCGAGGTCATCCATGTGGTCAGCAATCCAGTGGTCAGCAGCCCTCGGCACCCAGAGGCCCTTGCTGAACCTCACCATCTGGACCCTCTTGTCCGTCATGCCATACGGCACACCAACAAGCGCCTTGACTCCTGGCTCCAACAGCAAGAGTTCAAGTGTGTCAGGCTTGAACTCACTGACGTCCCTGACCACACACTTGTGGTCATTCCAGGCCTGATGGCTGGTTACTTCCATCCGCTTGACTGCACTGATGACAGCCTCCTCATTGGACGGGAAGGTAACAGGGCTCAGTTCATACAGCTCCAACTTGTGTAGCTGTCTGATTCTGCGCCCTTTTTCTTCATCGGTGATGAACCCATGTTCAATGGTCTTGAAGCCAAAGCTCATCCGGTCAATGACTCCATCCTTCATCAGCTGATGGGTCTCAATGCCCCGAGTCGTCTTGCTCAGCCTTGCAACGAATTCAAGCCCTTTGCTGACTTCAGCAAGATGGGTTGGAATGCCGATTGGTTCCAGGATTTGGTGCTGGTACAAGATTTTGATTCTGTTGTCCTGCTTGAACCTCCGCTCCAAGGTGTCAGCAAACGACCCAGGCATCACCTGGTCATCATGGCTATCACCCTGTATATGGGTACTTGCGAGGCCTTCAAAGGTCAGCTCCCCGTCTTGCTCCTTCGCTTCGTATTCAACCCTGCAGTCCTTGTATTCCATCTGGCTACCCCTTTAACTTGCCACCAAAGCAAGACTTCTCCAACAATACAGAGCCAGATAAATCTGTCAAGGATGAAGCAGGGGTGAGGGCTGGCGATAGCCCTCAACCCCTGGAGGTAAACGGTATACCCATTGATAGCAGCCATGATGGCTGAATGCAAGCCCGGAGAATCAAGCCCTGGTCTCGTATAGGATTGTGCATCTGCAGTTAGGGTGCAGCGGTGGAGTTGCCACATACTCTGTCGAGTCTGGCTTGGTGACATCTGCGGGGAAGTTGTCGTCAAGCCCTACAACAGCCTGGTTGCTTCGCGTGAAAGCCCCGCCTTCCTCCTGCCGCCATCCCCCAAGAGGCCCACACCTAGGACACACCCGCTCATCCTGAGCGGTCAGGAAGCGCTTTACAAGGGTCTCGCCCTCGTAGTATCCAAGGTCCCTGGATTCCTTCACCGATTCCAGCTGAGCTGCATTGTGCGCGAACGCAAGCTCGGTCCTTGCAATTCGCTCAGACCTAACCCTCCTCAGCCTGCCTGCATACAGCTCTGTTCGCTTCAGGAGGGCCTGGCCTTTGTAGCCAGCTTCCTGCAACGCTGCCCTGAAGTTCAGGACAGCTGCAGCTTCCCGCTCAGTTAGGCCGACGATTGGAGCAATGTACTGAGCTGCAGCCCTGGGGTTGATTGGGTCCACACTGATAAAGTACTGCAGGACATTCCTCACAGCCTGCATTTGGGTGTTGTTGAGCTGCACTATCAGCGAGCCTGCCCGGGCCGAGGCCCAGGTGGCAAGCCTGCGCTGCACATTGACGAATTCAATACCACCCATGCTGGCAACTGCAGGGGCAACCCCGTTGAACCCCACTAAGAAGCTGTCATTCCAAGCGTCTGCAATGACGTCATTCACAAGCACTGTATAGTCTTCCTGCCACTGTTGGTAAGTAGCAGGAGACAGCTCACCTGTGCTTAGGGCCTCTGCTATCTCGTTGTAGGTGATGGCTTCAGCCTGGCTAGACCACATTGAGCCGATGTACCGCACCAACGAAGGAGACCTCTGCCTGATGAGGCGTTGCAGAACATTTCGCCTGTTAATGGAAGCCACTCAGCTACTCCATCCAGCTGACGGTACAGCCCTCACACACAGCGTGAATATGCCCATTGCGGTAGCAGGCATACTGCAGACGAGCCCCACAGTTACACTTGATATGACCGTAACAAGGAGGCCTGCCCTCACCCATATGCTCGACTATCTTTGCCCTGAGGTCTGCAATCACCTTCATCCGCTCTGCAGTAAAAGCCCTCAAATCTCCCCAATCCACAGCCCTACTCCTCCTCTTGGATGCCTCCTGCAGGCAGCAGGTTTCCTGCAACATACCCGATGTCTCCACCGTCCACCCTCGGCAACCCAAGGCCCACAAAAGCAGTGGCAGTATTCAGAGGCACACCCATTGACCACAACTCTTTGGTTGCCTTGATGCGTTCCACCAGAATGGGGAACATAGCCTGGACCTTGCTAATATCGTAGTTGTAGCGGATGTCATCGCCAAATTCTGGAGCCAGAGACCTGTTCAGCGTATCCATCAGGTCATCAAGCAGGGGTATGACTGTGTCTACCCAGTAGATAGTGCGGGATTCTGCTATGTTGGCAAGGGTGGCTTTCTCATAGTCGCCAATAAGCGGAGGAGGCACGCCGTAGACCGAGCACACCTCAACCCGCGTGAACTTCCTGCCCTCCATGAAATCCATATCAACAGGGCTCAGAGACATCTGAGTCCACTTGGCATCATTGCCAAGGACCCAGGGATACCTAGCTGAGGCTGAACCCATATGTTGGTCAGCCACCATTGTGCGCATTTCCTCCCATTGCGCTCGGGTCATCCTCCCATCGAAGGTGAAGACCCCGTCAGTGACTGCCCTGTTCTGAATGGCTGTCTTGTTCCATTTCACCGACTCTACATCAGTGTCAATGGACCGTCCTGCAGACTTGATTGGAGCTGAGCCCCAGTATGGATTCAGCGGGTCCTTGAATTGGAAGTGAACTACATCATCAGTGTCAACCGCAAACTTCTCATTGCTGCCCTCGCGCTTGGCTTCATATCGTACGATGTAGTCTTGACCCTTCGCAAAGTCACCAGGAACAGGCTTGATGTTGTCTGGCGATATGACCCACAGCTCCTGCACTGTACCATTGTTCAGCCTGGTCTTGGTCCAGATGGCGTTGCCATCCAAATCCAAGTGCATCATGAGGGTTTCAAACAGGTCAAGCCTTGACCAGTAGGGGTTCGGGTTGTTCAGCAGGTCCAAGGCAGGATGCTCCTGTACCCGCTGCCATCCCTCAGCTCCCCACTTCTCCACATACCATGGCACCGAGGCAATGGACTTCATCCGCCTGAAGACACAGGCAAACACCCAACTACAGACCCTCAGACCATGTTCCACCGAGGTCTTCAGGGTCCAGTCATCGGTCCAGACTGGCTTGCCTGCCTTCCAAGTAGCTATGAGCTGGTGTGGTACAACAGACTTCAGCTCACCCTCGAAAGCAGGAGGCAGAAAAAGGGGCAGGTCCCTTGGAGACCTCAGCACTATTTCCTTGCTTTGCCTGCGCTTCCTCGATACCAATCTGGACAACCAACCCAACATGTGACACTCCAAACAAAGGGTCCTTCTCGCATACTACAGGCGAGGGCAGCGCAGTCAACCCATTACTTCCAAGGCCCATCTGGGATGATGCGTTCGATGTCTCTGATGCGCTTGCGCCGATTCTTCCGCTTGCGCTCACTGACGTCAGTATAATCCGCCTTCAAAACTTCATAGGCACTGTCATCATCGGGCAACCCATCCAGATAACTTGTGCCAGAGTTGAAGGCCCTGACCGCAAGGCCAAACAGCCTGCCAAGCCTCCAGCCAGGATACCTATCGAAGATGTCTTCTGCCCAATCCTCGAGGGTGAACTGTATCTGACACAACCACCAGCTATGCCTCTTCTGCAGCTCCATCAGACCGGCCCTCACATAGGCCTCACCAACCAGCCCTCCATTGTTGGGTGCGTCTTCGTTGTTCAACGCCATGATGCGCCCCAATGGACCAAAGCAATCTCTGAAGCCCCCCCCGCAGTCTCCTTGATACCGCTTCATCAGGCTTGCTGCCTTAGTCGACGCGAAGCGCCGAAAGCCGATGGTCAGCCCATCCTCACCTGTCAGCCAGTCAAAGCCACAGCTCCACCTGCTGCTGACAATCCGGAACAGGGTCATCATCCTTTCTGCAGACAGGGGTAGCTTGCCCCGTGACTCAAAGGACTGCAGCATCATCCTTGCGTAGTCGATGGATTGCGTTGCCCCGTCGTGCCTGTAGACGTACGGGGCAAGCCTCACAGCAAAGTACTCATCACCCTCCTCTGGCCAGATTGCCCCCCTTGTCTGAGGGCCTACGATGCCATCCACCTTGCACCTGTTGTTGGCTTGGAATGTCTCGATGTCTTCCTTGGAGGGGTCAGGGAACCCAGGAATCAAAAGCATTGGAACCTCCTTGTGCAGCAGGGACTACCTTGCCCTGCCAATGAAAAAGCGTGAATTGTTAACCAGCTTCAAGCTATGTGTATAGCATCCACTGACAGCGTCTATCTGGTCTTTGTGCCTGCCAACAGGGAAGTTTGCAGCCTCCTTCAGGAAGGGCTCTACCCATGGGCCACTCACTAACCGCACATTACCTACCTCAGCCTGTGCAGCCAAAGGCTTTGCCCTGCTAACCTTGTCGCCTGTGACCCTGTCACCATGGACGTCATACTCGGGCAGCACATGGGCAACATAGTGGTATATTGAGTCCTTGCCAGAACTGCCAGGCTCCTGCTCAATGTAGATTGGCACCGATTCTCCATCCTGGCTGGCTGTGTTCTGCAGCAACATCTGGTTGTCTGCAGGGTCTAGCCGAGCCCTCCGAATGTCTGCAATGTAGAACACTCCAGAGGTTGAGTGCCCACCAAGGCAACCTGCTGTGTAGCAGGGGTCATTGGCTGAGGTCTTCGCCGTTGCAGCTCGGTCCCAATACCTCACCAGCTCCACATCAGCAGGCAGGGCATCAACCACCCTGAACCATTCCCGCTGAAGCATGCCCTTCTCATCGCGTATGTTCCAGTTTCCATAGAGCTTCCGTTCACGCTCTGTACGGTCCAGCTTCTTCAGCTGGTCCACATACTGCGGATTACTGCGCATCAGAGTGTAATTGTCGGTCACCTTGGCAGCAACAAAGGTGAAGCTCATCGGTCGTTCATCACCCTCGTAGTCTTCACCAACCCACTGTATTGCCCCGCTGTCTTCGTCCCTGATGAGGTACCGTAAGACCCCACTTCGCTCTTCTATGGGGTAGCCTTCATCATCTAACCACCAAGAGATGAGGCCTTTGACAAAGCTGTCTGGGTCAGGGTTGCAAGCTCCGCGAACGTATGGCTTGACCCCGCACCTTGACCTCAGCCTAGACGTCAGATACCAGAACTGGGTCTCAGTGAACTCGGTGATTTCATCGAAGAAGATGTGGTCATACTCTGCACCGTCATGAGCCTTCTTATCTGCTTCATGCTGCAGCTGGTCAAAGCGGATAGTAGCTCCAGATGGAAACACCCATTCCAGCCTCGACACATAAGGCGTTGCACCAAGGAAGGGATACAGCTCAGTAGAGGCGTCCCAGAGACCCCCTTGCTTGGTGATGCGAGGCCTGGTACGCCTGAACCCGATGGCCCTGTACAACCTCCTGGCTGTGTACCGAGTTGCCTCCAACAGCTCAGCAAAGGTCTTGCCTGACCCCGCTGAGCCCCCATAGATTGCCACATCTGCAGGGCTCGACAGGAACAATTCCTGAGGGCCTCTATGTGGCTTTACGCTAGTTGCCAATCGTCCCATACCGCTTTACCGTCCTTCGTTATTGGGGCCTACGTAGGCTGGCGCAAGGCCTAGGTCGCGGCAACCCACTAAGCCCGTCTAGGGGCCTCTCAGGACCTCTCAGGGGCAATCGTCAGGAAGACCTTGACTGGGGCCGCTTTCCTGAACCAAGCCCCCAGACTCTTTGCTCTGTCCTGCGCTGCCTCCTTGGTCGGAAATAGATGCACTCCATTCGTCAGATAACCATAGCCAGCAGGAGACCAAAAGTACTTCTCCCCTGACCGCTGATACATCACTGCCCAGTATGTCTCCATATTCTTCCCCCAGCTGTCAGTGTGTCCACCACACCTCACCAATGTACCGCAAAACCGCACCACAACACAACCTCAAACAAGCTTGTAATCTCGGCACCAGGACTGCTAACATTTTCCACCTACAACCCTCATTGAACTGCTGAACAGGAGGAAGTAAACGGTGAACAGAACGAAAATCGAATGGACTGACTACACTTGGAATATGTGGTCAGGCTGCCAACCAGTCTCGGAGGGCTGCAAGTACTGCTATGCAAAGCGTATCGCGTCAAGAGGTGGACGCGCCTTTCCCAATGGCTTTGGCCTCACTATGAGGCCTCACAAGCTGCGCAACATCGTTGGCTTTGCCCCTGGTGACAAAGCCTTTGTCAACTCCATGTCAGACTTCTTCTTGGAGGAGGTGGAAGACGAACACAGGGACGACATCATTGAAGCCATCCTCAAAAGGCCAGATGTGACCTTCCAAATCCTGACCAAGCGGCCTAAGGCAATGCTGGATTACATCCACGCACGGACCCCGCTGCCCGCCAACATCTGGCTCGGGGTGACAGTGGAGTCACAAGCTCAGGTGCACAGGATTGATGACCTCTTGCTGGCAGGTCATCAGGGGCTGTTGTTCATCAGCTGTGAACCACTCCTGGGGCCTGTTGACCTAGGACCGCTTGACGGCATCAGCTGGCTCATCGTTGGAGGTGAGTCAGGCAACCACCTGATGGACCCTGACATCAGAGCTAAGCGGGGGCTGGTGACCAGGGTGGACCACACCAAAGATGCAGATGGTAAGCTTGTCAAAGCACACTGGAAGCCAACCGAAAGAGGTACCCAGATTGTGCAGGACCTGCGCAGGCAAGCCATGGACCATGGGGTTGCATTCTTCTTCAAACAGTGGGGAGGATATCTTCCCAACGCTGCAGGGTGCATCCTTGACCATTCAGTCTACAAAGAATTCCCAGACCAGGAGGTAAACCGATGAAAGTCAAAGTAACAACCAAAGTAGGTGAGATTGAAACCGAGGCTACTGCCATCGAAGTTCAAGTGCAAGAATCCCTAGTACAAGAATCCATGGTGTTCAACTTGCAGGACGTAAAGCAGCAGTGTGAAGATGGGCAGCAGAACTGCCACGTATGCAACCTGCTAAACTGTGGCGACAACACAGCCCTGCACCACCTTCTGAAGCACTCAGCGAAGTATACTGACCTCCTGGAGTCAAGGCGCAAGCTAGACCACCTCACCCAACAGGTCAGAGAGAACATCGAGCACTGGCGCACCACTACCCACACCTTTGCGCCGATTGAGACCCCACCTGAGCCAGACAGTTGGTGTAGGCTATGCGGTGAGCTAGAGTCCTATTTCGTCCATCATTCCGTAGCAACTGACCTCAATTGCGCTGAAACCCGCGCGCTTGACGGGAAGCTGCGCAACCTGCAGCAGGCAATGGAAGGGCTTTACCACAAGGAGGGTGGTCACCTGAAGTGCCTGAAAGAAATGCACAAGCGTCTGGCTGAACTTGACTTCGCTGTCTCAGGACTTCGCCAGGAAGTGCAGACCGCCAAGCTGGTAGATGAGCGAAAAGCCATCCATCAAAATGTCATCCAATTGCGTGACCAACTGGCTGAGCTGCAGACCCTCAAAAAAACAGCTGCTGGGCTACGCAAAGACATCACTAGCATAGACAAAGACCTCACCAAGCTTGACGACAGGGTGGATGATGTAGCTGGCTACAGCCACGACCTAGAAGACACTGTCACCCGTCACGATAAAGAGCTTGCAGAACTAAGGGTTGCGAACCAAAATCGCGTTGCCAATGTCATCCAACTACGTGACCAGCTAGCTGAGCTGCAGAAGTTAGACGAAGACCTCGCCAAGCTGGTAGAGGTGGAGAAGGAAACCAAGCTCCTACGCAAGGCTGTTACTGACTTAGCAGACTGGAGCCATACGGTAGACAACAAAATTGCTGCGCTGCAGGGCCTCGCCAAGGAGAGGCTCCCAGAGGAATACACCAACATGATGAGCCCTGAGGTGTGCCACACCACCTATGCAGACGTAGTAGGAGACTGCATAGGCCAAGGGCACCACCTCTGCAGCGACTGCACTAGGCGTATTCTGGACACACCCGAGGGCTGAACTCAACCCCGATACTCGCCGGACGGGGCAGGGCCATTTCGGCCAACAACCTCGCCATGTAGGACAACAACCCACTGTATTCAGGAATTCACACCATGGCTATCATCCGCATCTTCAACCAAGACGGTAGGCCAGTAGGCTCAGCCACCTCAACAAAGGACTCCTTTCCAGGCATCATCAGGGAATGGGAGATTGGCAAGCTCAGGTATACCGAGACCAACAGCCCCATGGCTATGCGCTACCACAGCAGACACACCCTACATATCACCATCAACGGTAACTCTAGGCTGTGCTTTGGAGGTCTAGACCCCAGGGTCAAGCAAGTAGCTGAGGTCAGCAGACCAACCAACGAAGACCACCTGGCTCAGCTAGAAGCCGCTGAGCAAGCCGTCATAAGGCACCACAACCAACAGGTGCAGGAGCTTCTCAACATGATTGCTGAGCCCTTGGAGCTACTCACCGAGATAATCAACGACCGGAGGGACCAATGAAAATCTACGGCATGACCGTCAAATCCGTCTATGACATCGATGCAGGAACCGCAGAGTTGGAGCCTGGATGGAATGTCGTCAGCAGGTTCAACCGGTGGAGTAGCTCAGCCAACCCCACTCAGTATGCCCCCGTGTTCTGGGATGCAGATAGCGGGTGGGTTAGCTGCAAGGAACGGCATGCCCCAGGGGCCTCAGCCCATTCCATCGAAGCTGCAGTCCCTAGGAAGTGGTGGGCTCAGGTGCCTAGCACTAGGCGAAGACTGAAGCGGATGGGCATTGGGAAGAGCAGGAAGGGAGAAGCTCAGCCCTGAGACCTGACCTCGCTGCTTATCCAGATAGCTTCTCGGTTCTTCTGCTGACCCCTGTCTTCGTATCCATGACAGCTGTGGGTCGTCATGAAGTGCCTGAAGGGTAGCCAGTCAGCCCCCGTATTCTCGCATACGATGACCAGCCCTTCCCTTGACTTGCACCACTTGCCAAGCCTCTCATAGTCCACAGCCTCTACACTAAACGAGTAGACGTCTGGCTGGCTCTGGTATGGCGGGTCTACGAACCAGGTGGCCTCACCTTCAACCGGGCAGTCTTCAAAACCACAGTTGTAGACCTTCCAGTGGCGTATCTTCTGCACCTGAGCTGCAAGCCTAACCTTGGCTGCAGGCCATGGGATGGAATGGGTAGCCTTGGCCTTGTCTGTACCAACCAGACCATTCCACGAATGGGCTCTGTCGGTAGGACTGTGACCAGCCCTCTGATACCAGAAACCCATCAACCACTTGGCTTCCTGTGGTGCGTCAAGGTTGCTGATGCAACCCTCCAAGCCATCCAGCTCAGGCAGCCCCATCATTTCCTCAGGGCTGACCTTGATGAGGTATTCCCATATTCCAGCAATGACAGGGTCGATGTCACACAACACCACGTTGTGCTGATGGAACCTGACCGCGTAGCCAGCAGACCCCGCAAAGGGCTCCACAATAGTCGAGTGCCTTGGCTGTGGGTAAAGCAAGGCCTTCTTCCACTTGCCCCCAAAGTAGCTGAAGAACGGCCAGAGCCACTTGCCTGCCTGGCCATAGTCAGCCAACACTTCACTGAGCTTCACACCCATCACTTTACAAAACCTCAGCAGGACCGCCCGGTCAATGTTCTGAACCTTCCCAGTCTCGATAGCACTTGGCAGGCTCGTCCATTTTCTGAGCCCTGCCCGCTCACATAGCTCCAGGCCAGTTAGCCCTGCAGCTTCTCGGGCTGTCCTGAACTTCTCCGCAGATAGATATCGCCTTGCCATTACACCACCAGCACAGGTTCAGCTTTCGTTGCAGCCTGCAAACGGTCAAGGATGATGCCACACTTGATGGGGTCTAGCTCAACCCCATAGCACACCTTCCTCATATGCTCACAGGCCAGGAAGGTAGACCCAGACCCCGAGTATGGGTCAAAGCACACCTCCCAGGGTGGAGTGTAGTAGCTCAGATTCTCCACCAACATCTTGACAGGCTTCTCATGCTTACCGAACCGCTTCCCATCCTCCTCATACTCGTCACGATGGAAGACGCTGTTGACGACAGAGCCCCTGGCCTTGCGCTTCCCTATCTTGGGAATGGTTCTGACCGAACCCACCTGAACCATGATTGCGTGGTTCCTGCTCAGCTGGTCAAAGCCTCGATTCATCGTCCCAGTCTTCACCAACACCCTCTCGAAGCGGTACAGCTCTGCAGGTATCTGCAGGAGGTCTCTACCATTTCCCCACACAATAGACGGGTCCTGTAGGTGGTCTATCCAAGGCAGGTCAGAACCATACGGTGGGTCTATTATCGTCACGTCTGGAGCCCTGTCACCCATCAGCAACCGCAACAGTTCATCATCGTGTGACGACCCGCAAGCCAACCTGTGCAAGCCTACCTTCCAGACCTGCCCCAGCAACACCTTGCGCTTGTCCTGTTCACTTGGGTCAGGAGGCTCAAAGGCTGGCTCTTCAATGGGCACAATACCCAACACCTCGACTTGCAGGAGGTCTAGGTTCAGGGCCTGGAAGGCTTCGTCATTCCAACCCTCGAGGTCTTCAAGGAGCCCATCGAGGTCTGATGTGAATTCACCCATGATGTTGGGATTGTTCAGCGTCACGTTGAGAGACCTCTCCTCCATAGGGTCCAGGTCCACTACCACGCATTGAGCTACCTCAACCCCCATAGCCCTCAGGGCCTTCATCCGGGCATGACCCGCAACGAGGGTGTTGGTGCGTCTGTTCCACACCAGGGGCTCCACCAACCCATACCGCTCAATGGAGCCCTTCAGCCCGTTCAGAGCCATCTCGGAAATGGCCCTGGGGTTGTACGGGGCCCCGTTGATGTCTTCCAACTTCATCTCAACGATTTCAGGTCTGTCCATCGTTTACCTCTGTCCTGCTTGGTGTCGCCGCAATGCCGAGACCAACATTGCAACCTCATTGCGCAATCTTCGCCAGTCCACCTCTTTATGTTCCCTCTTGGTAAATGGAACCATCAACGAATGGGTTGGTGTCACAACCCTCCTAACCTGCCTGCCCCTTACCTCGGCCAACCCCCAACCATCCAACACATCATCGGCACTGACCAAGCCAGGAGGTGTCAGGAACCACCTCTCATGCCCTGCAGCAGGCCAGCCCCCGAAAGACTCTACCCGTCGGTGAGGCTTCTTCAGCTCACACCTGTAGTCAGCTTGGCTGGCCTTACATTCAACAAGGATTGATACCATTCCATTGTGGAGCCAGCCAATTGCATCAGGTATCTCGCCTGCAGCTGTGTGCAGCTCACTCAACACCACAGGACACCTCCACGTGTTGCGCAACCACCTGACAGCCCTCTCCACTAGCTGAGCGTGGTTCACTCAACCCTCCATTCAGGTGGGTCCACCGTCAGCTGCAGCTCCAGGGGTCTGCTCAGGCAGCCTGAGAGGCTATCCTGCAGCCTGGTGGATGTCTCCTTGACCTCAGCTACCCGCTGACCACAGGACGTCTCTAACAGGGCAATGGTGGACTCACAGGAGGCCCTGGTTGTGTCCATCAGCTCCTGCATCCTAGACAGCTCAGCCCCATGACTTGCCTGCTGCAGCTCCAGCTGGCCACCGTAGACCATCACGCAGAAGCCTGCCACTCCACCGGCAACGGCGAAGACCAGCCCTGAGACGATGGCTATCTGGCGTTGTGAGACCCTTCCGTTCTGCTCAGCCATTTCTCATCAGCTCCTTCAGCTCCTTCAGCAGCTCTGAGCACCTTTCATCGCCTAGAACATTGGCAATCTCGGCCGGAGTTACAGAGGTAGGGTAGCCAATCTTGACCATCCACTCCCTAAACAACTCAGCATCTTCCCATGCCTCCAAGACTATGAAGGCCCAACCCAAATCAGCTACCTTGATTTGCACTGACGTCTTTATCATTGCCCTATACCTCCTTGACCTTGGCAACCTCTACCGACCGATGAGAGTCCACCCTGATTAGGCCAGTGGGTGTTACCCTGACCTGAAGTACATCCCTCGGGGTCTTGATGGTGATGACCCGATTGCCCCTGACCTGCGCTGCCCGCTCAACCTTGACATGCCCCCAGTTGAACCCATACGGAGTGTCTTCGTATCCAACCGCATAGAACTTTGTTCTCATCGTTTGACCTCCTTCGTTTGACCCCTATCCAGTCAACACTTCTCCGTCTCCTCCAGATACCGTCTCCATCGAACCCAACAAAACGGCGTCCACCTGCCCCTGAAGTATATCCGCCTGAATGACAACCACCTACCATACGAGCCATTCCATCTGCCAAGCCTCAGAACTATCATCGTCTACCTCCTCTGCTCTTCGTTGCGTTGCTGTTCGGCAATTCGCCGGTCCATCGAATCAAACACCACTGACCACAAGCCATCAGCCTGCCGTTCTGCTTCTGCCCGCCTGACTGCCTGTGATGACCTTGCCCCGTTGGCCATGACCAACATGACCACCACGACCAGCAAGACAAACATCCCAAATGTTACCCCAACTGCCAAAGCTTCCACCGTTTGACCTCCAGATACTGCTATAGCTCTTGGTCCCAGACCTCCATGATGGCCTGCTTGGCTTGACCCACCGTCAGACTCATGATGTATGCCAGCTCATCAGGCCCCACCTTCAACCCCGCAGGCATAGCCACCTCGTCTCGAAGGTAGACACACCACTTCAGAATGTCCTTGTCATGGGCGAAATTGCCCGGGTGGAGCCTCTTCATGTGCTTCCTCACCCTCCTCAGCTTGTCCGTTACCTTCAGGTTCACCGTTTGACCTCCTCTCAGAATACAGGGCCTCTTTCGGAGCCCCTACGTAGTTACTAGCCCAAATGAACCTCTACCGCCCTATGGAATACCAGCCATCAAGACCGACCCTCAGCACTTTCAGAATACGCCACTGCAGCAAGTCTTGGGTTAGGAGTCCAGAGCTTCGCCACTGTCGCGTCCATTGTCAGGCAGGTAGACCACCACACTGTGCTCTACGTGACCCTCCACATCAAGCCCCACATCGTACGTCTCGGACGACACACCTCGGGCCAACCGCTCTATCTTAGCCATCCCTGGGTAGACGGTGGAGGCCTTGGCTACTGCGTTGAACAGCTCCAACATCCCCAGCTCTTCCATCTGCTTCATGACCTTGACTGGGTCTTCCTTCATCTTCCGAATGATGGTCTGGACCGGAATCATCAACGACTGTTGTATAGCCATGGATTCCCGGGCATGCCGGGCACTCATCGCCTTGACCTCTTCCAGCTCAGCCAGACGCTTCTGCCTTTCAAGTATCAGGTCCCAAGCTTCAGCCCTCTCTCGCCATTGCCATTCCTTGGCTTTCTTGTAGAAAGGGCTTGCCATAATCTTTTTCTTGGTCGGAAAAAAGACGGCAAAAGTATCCGATATCTTCCGCTCTGGGCCTAGGTTTCGGAAGTGTTCAAAGCGGTTGAACCAGAGCCTAGACTCCCTGGGTTGTCGTTCCCAAGGCTCTCTATCTTCAGCCAAGGCCTTGACCTTCCCAGTACCGCCTATTGAGCCTCCACCAGCCATGATTCATCCTCCTTGTTGAGGTAGGGCCACCACACTTTGAATTATGGGGAATATAGGGCAGGTGTCAAGTAGAGGTTGGTCAGTCCATCTTGCGTGCGCAGACTTCGCATACAGTTGAGCCCTGCCCAGCACAATCAACCTGCACAGTTCCCTTAGCGTGGAAGTCCACCTTGCAAAACGGATAGGCAAGCCCCTTTGGGCCCTCAGCTTGGCTCTCATCGTCTCCCAGCCCAGGCCATTCACCGATGAGGCCAAACAGCCTACTGAAGTGCCTGCTGACCTCCTGGAGGTGTTTCAGGGCGAAGTCAATGCGGGTCTCTTCATTGTCTGACCCATTCGGAATCAGCTCACCACAGGGCAGCTCAACGGGCACAATGGCAACGCCCGGATAATGGCCCAAGTGGCATACTTCAACCCGCAGCTCATAGGGCAGGTGGTCTGGCCCGGAGTCCAGAATGGTGAAGTATGCTGACCTGATTGGGTCCCAGCCCCATGATGAGCCTGTAGTCTCTTCGAGCTTCTTCAGCATACGAATCTTCTGCATCAAGTGTTGGTCGTTCATTACCGTTTTCCTCCTTCCTTACTTCTTTGCTTAGTAGACCTGACAGTCTTAAGCCCTCACTGTTCTATCCAACAGCTCTTTGAGCTTCGTTTGAGCAACCTGACAGGATTGAGCCTTGGTATCCTCGACTAGCATAGTCAAGACGCAGCACCATATCAGGCTGGACTTGACGGTGTTCTTCTTCATTGGCAGGCAGAACTTACACCAGCCAGAGCAGGTCCTGAGCATAGCTGGGGTTCTGGCTGCTGGCTGATGAAGAGGCCCCTTGATGAATTCATAGCACATTGAAGTCTCCTTTGGCTTTGACAACCTTCTTTCCACTTGTTGTCCACTGGCATCAGGCAATCCCCTTCTGCTCTGCAATCCACAGGGTGATGATGAGGTCTCCGTCTTGGTCACCCTTCCAGACCTCGGAATCATCGCTGATTTGGCTCTTGGGTATCCACATTGGTTTTACCAAGTCTGGGTGGTCCACCAAGATAGCCTTGGCAGTCTCCTTGGTTGACCAGGCCTCACGCAGTGTGACGTATTCGTCCTTGTGTCCCATCAGACAACCCTCCTGAACTTCAGCCAGATTGCAGCATCATCCAGCTTGTTCCATGCCCAGGCTCTCCATCCTTGCCTTGGTATGGCGAAGAATGGAAGGTCAGACACCCTGTCACACAGGCCACCAGCCCATCCTAGAAGCCCTCCACGTTCTACCGTCTTGACCTCCACATAGGTTCTGAGTTGAATTAGTTCACCGCAGACATGGCACTCCAAAGAGACACCGGGAGACCTGTCGACACAATGGCACTTTTGGCAGAGTATCAAGTCTATCATCAGTCCACCTCAGGCCAGGGGTCAGTGCCCGAATCAGCAGGCAGGGGCTGTCTATCGCGGAATTCAGGAGGCACAAAGCCCATGGACCTTGCAGGAGGGTAGCACTTCGCCAGCCTGATGAGCAGCCTAGCAGTACGGTGAGACTTTACGGCCTCCTGGAGGTCTTCTGCCTCCATGGAGCCCATCCCAGGGATGAGTTCATCCAAAACTGCCACCAAGTCCATCGCTGTGGACCAATCCATCTTGCATTGAACCATAGCCAGACCAGACTTGATGTGAGTCACTACCCTAACCCTGGGCTCGTCCGACTTTGGATGCACAGCAATGCCCCGATAGGTCAGGGCCTCTACTTCCGAGGTGTATTCATCGATGTTGTCAGGGTCCAGCTCGTCCATCCTATCCATGCCAGGATGGGCAAACACCCTGAGGGTTACCCGCTCTTTCTTCCACCAGTAATCACTCATATCGTCTACCTCGCTTCAGCATTACCCCCTTCTAGGAGCTACCTTGGTTCAGCCCGATACAGGGCTCGCGTCAACCCACTAGGCCTCAGAATCGCCCCTGAGGGCCTCTGAGGGCATGTATCAGCAGGCACCCTCACTGCAAGGGCCTGACCCTTTCCCAGGGCAGGATACCACTTGCTGGGGCAATATCCTCACACAAACGGGCGCTTCCGTGCTGAAAAAATGAATGCCAATCGTCTTGTGTCTTTGACCTTCCATCATTCGACACTCCCTTTTGTAGTGTACAGACCTGACCAGTCCAAACTGACTGTGAGCCAACCCCCTGCAATGAAGATGCCTGCTGGTGCTGTATGCCCCCACCTCCCAAGAGATGGTAGCTATACAGCACAACTAGGTCAATAGGGCACCACACCATCATCTGCAAGCTCAGCCAACAGCTCATCGACTGATGGGGGCTCGGCATAGACAGCACAGGTGTCAAATGGCCTCTTCCAGACCTTCTGCTTGACACACCAGACCATCTGGGCAGGACACCCATGCTGATTGACAGCTTCTGCTGACCCACAGTCCCTGCAGAAGTCGAATGACTCCAGCTCTTCGATAAGCTGCCTCAGGTAGCAGGTCAGGTCCAAGGCTTCCTGGTAGGCATCCCTAAGAGCCCTCCTGCCGTTGAATGCTTGCAGTGGAGTACCGTACTTGCGCAGGCCCATGGCCTTGCGTTCCTTCAGGTCAGCCACAACCAAGTCGTGGATGCTTTCCCCTTTCGTTGCCCTTGGTGGGGGCTCTGGGGTTGACAGCTTCTTCATGTCCACACCTCACTTTCCGTGATGGCTGTCACAGCCTCCTTTGCCCTCATCAGCAGCCCTTCAACGGCATTGATGGCGTTCCACATAGCATCAAGCGCCTTGTTCCGCTCACAGCAGCTGGAAGACTGAAACTGGATGTCAAATTCAGCACTCAAAACCCCGCCGCTGAATGGATGCAGCACGATAACCACCACAGCTTCCAAGGGATCTCCAATGGTGACCCTATATTGACCCTCCCTGCTGAACGACCATGGCAGGCCTGTCACCTTCTGCAGGTTGACAACGGCCTCCAAGGCTTCCCTCAATTGCAGTTCAATCACTTGCTTCCTCCTTGCCAAAAGACAAAGGACAGTCAAGACACCCAACCTCACCACACCCTCTGCAAAACTTGCCAATTATCTTGCGAAGCCTCAACAGCTCAGCCTTGGCTGATTCCCGTTCAATGCATGCTTGGTGGCGTTCGTCCCTGAGGTTGCCTACCTTGACAAGTAGCTGAGATATGCGCTCCCGGCTCCTTTTGTCACCCTCCTGAAGCTCTACAGAGGCCTTCACCGCTGCCTTGCTCTCCTTCTGCAACAGCAGGTGATGCCGGTCAAGGTCCTTCTGCAGGCTGTCTATCTCAGCCTGCTGAGCTGCAACCTCGGTCTGCAGGGCCTTTTTCTCAGCCTGCACACCAGCCACCCTACGGTCCAGACGGCTTATCTCTTCTCGCGCTGAACGCCTAACAGCCTCTGATGCAGAGAGGTCATTCTGGAGCTTGCCCACCTCAGCCATCAGCTGTGAGATGGACATAGCAAGACCCCCCGCTTCAGTCTCATCACACACTGGACACACCCAGCTGCCATGACACAGCCAACCATCGGCATCAAGCGAACCAGAGCCTTCCTTAGGAGGGATAGCGCCACACAGCCTGCAGCACTCACCATCACCCTCGGCAAAATCGACAGGCGAGTATGGGTGAGGTGTGTTCTGCCAATGCGACAGCTCAGCCTGCCAAGCCTCATAGTTCCGACTGGCAACCTCCTTGTGGAGGCCATAGGCACGCTGCAGCTCATCGTAGTCCTTGTGACGGGTCTCAACGTTGAGCTGCAGGGCCTTGACCCTGTCTTCGAGGTTGCCGTTCTCAACCCCGCGTCTTGCCAGGGCGTCTGTCTTCTTCTCCAACTCTGACTGCAGGAACTTCACCCTCTGCTGTTGCTCGGAGAACTCGTCCAGAAACAGCTGGTGCAACGCAAAGGTGGCAGTCTTCCAGTTGATGGTCTCCATT